CGATCTCAGCGTCGAAGTTTTCGATGCTGACTGCGGCCGAGATCCCATCAACTGTAAAGCCGTTGCGCAGCGTCAGTTGGCACACCGTCGTTCGTCCGTTGGGCAGCACCGTGTAGGTCTCGCCGACGATCTCGGCGTTTACCTGATCCGGCGTCACACGCGGAGCGTTCAGGCCCTTGGACTGGATTTCCTGTTCGATGGTCTTGTCGTTCATCACTTGCTCCAGGTTGCGAATACCCGCCAGATGGCGAGCGTCAGGGGGTGGTGGCGGGCGATCTGAGTAGTGATTCGCACGGTCAGCCTTCGCCAACTGCGGTTTCGTAAACCCAGTCCACGCCATATGCCTCGCCGTACAGGCGGTTGGCATCGTGCGAACTGGTTGAACTCGGGACGACGATTGGCTTGCTCATGTGTTGCTCCTATCAGGCTGCTGCGAGGGGATCGGCGGCCGGAGAGCCACCGGGAGGTGCGGGCGGAACGGGCGGCTGCTGGCCGCCATTTCCACCCTGGGGAGGCGGCGCACTGCCGGGCACGCCCTGTGCGGGCAGCGCCGGCTGCGTGCCGTCGTTCTGGGGGATGAGCTGGTCAATGTCGAAGCGCTCGCCGCTGCGTTCGGCGGTCAGGCGCATCAGCTGCTCCAGCGAATCGGCGATGGACTCAGGCGACGCACCGCGAAGCTGGCCGATCTGGGTGATACCGGTCTGCAGCAGCGGCAGAAGGTTGGCCCACGACTGGCGCTCCATCGCGGTGTTCGGCTTACCCGACGAACCGGCGCGGATCTCGATGCGCACGAACTCGGCGAGGTCGTCTGGCCCCATGTAGGGCGGCCAGAATGCGGTCGGACCGGCGATGAAGCGCACGTCCTCGTCGGTAAGGTAGACGCGGGCGATCTGGCAGGTGTATTCGGCCAGCTCGCTCAGGACCGATTCCATGTTGTCGCGCCGGCTGCTGCTGCGCGCCTGGAAGCCCTGCTGCTGGATGTCCGCCTCTGTGGCGGTTTTGGCGGTGTTGATAGAGCCAGTCAGCGCTTCCTGCACGCCCCAGATGCGCTCCAGCTCGGCCAGGATGCGCGTGCGGTCGTAAACCGCCGGGTCCATCGGCGGGTAGGTGATCGGGACCAACAGCGTGCGCAGGTCTGCGTTCGGCTGGGTCACGTTGAGGGGGACCATCTCGCCGGTGTCAGCCTTGGCGAGCTTGGTCGCCTCTTCCGCCTCCATCGCGCCTGCGTGGAACGCCGTCTTGGGCTTGATGCGGCGTCGATGCTCGGTTTCGGCCGAACCGATGCGGTTGTACTCGTCCATGAGCTTGGTCGAACGGCTGACCAGACTCTGCGGGTGGCGCTGGCCGTCCACCTCGGACGTGCAGATCACGAAATACGGGTAGAACCGGGTCGTGGCCGGCGGGTTGAAGGCGGGCTTGACCCAGAACGGCACGCCGGTGATCGCGGTCAGGACGGTGTTGCTCTCCGCGTCCCAGATCTCGATGCGGCGCACGTAGCACCCATTGGCGCCGCCGTCGGTGTTCGTGGTGTAGGCATCGGCCTCCTCAGCCGTGGCCGCGTTTCCGGTCAAGCCGACGCTTTCGTTCTTGCCCATGCACGGCTTGCGCGGTGCGTAGCGCACGGCCTTGCGCAGGATGTTCTCGGCGTTGCCGTCCTTGTCGAACTGAGCCAGGTACGGGCCATGCTCGGCCAGCGCGTCCTCGTAGGACGGATAGGAGATCTCGGCGTTCCAGGGCGCATCCACGTGGTTGGCGATGGTGAAGCCCGGTGCCACCTGGAAGTTCTCGCCGGCGACGTTGTCGATCGCATAGCCGCGGGCGACCACCCGCTCGGCTCCGTTCTGGATGGCCGCCAGCTGGCGCTCCAGATCGGCGATCTTGGATTCCTCGTTGTTGCCGAACACGCCCTTGACCGTGTCCCATGCGCGGGCGCCATAGCCGGCGGTGCCGTCCTCCAGCTCCTTCTGTAGGGCCTTGGCCCGGGCGATGTTCTGCTGCAGGTCGTTGATCGCGGTCTGCGTCTCGGGCGATATCTCGGTGCGCTGCTGCCACGAGGCCTTTAGCACGCCAGGGCCAATGGTCAGCGAGGAGCGGACCCACGGGCGGCCACGGCGCTTCAGATGCGCGTCCTTCCACATCTGGGTGCCGACGGCCTCCAGCGTCTCGGCGAACTGCTTCATCTCACGCGAGTGCTTGGCGTACTGCTTGCGCAGCTTCAGGACCTCGTCGGCCACCAGCTTCTCCACCACGCCGGTGGCCAGGTAGCTTTCCTGCGCCTGCTGGCCCTGCTCGAAGGCCTGTTCCGGTGGCACACCCATGGCCGTTTGCTGTACGGCAATCTGCTGCCCGACCTCCATCGCGTCCTGCTCGGCCTGCTGCTGGATACGGGCCATCACCTGCTCGTCGGACTCGATGATGTCCCGCAGCTGCTCAGGCGTCGGCATGCGGTGCGCCGGGCCGGGCGACACGTCGAAGTCCGGGTTGCGGGCGTAGAGGAACGCTTCCTGGATGTCGATGTAGGTGCCGATCAGGTTGGCGTCGACCAGGAATCCCGAATCGCCGCGCGCCTGGCGCCGGTCCTTCACGTACTGCTGCCGGGCGTCCTTGTCGAACTCACGCGCCTCCTCGAAGCGGGCCATCCAGCGCCTTACGTCCGCCTGGATCTGGCTCAGCTGCTTGGCACGCGCCGGATCAGGGTCAGCGGCGGCCGCGATCCCGGTTTCGAGTGCTGCGATGGGTTGGTCTGCCATGGTCGGGCCGGTGTTCGAACTGGCCCCAAGGTGCCCGAGCTGCCGGAGGCATCAACGGTAGTAGCGGGCCTTCTCTTCCTCGTCGCCGCTGTCGGCCCGCTCCCTTGCCGCATACCAGGGATCGGTGAACGGCTTGGGCGGCTTGCGCTTGGCCACGGCCGGCTTGGAGGCTGGCACCATGTCGGCGATGCCGCGGCCCAGCAGCCCGCATACGTCCACGCCATCATCGAACCGGGCGCGCGGGAAGTTGACCAGCATGTCCACAAGCCGCTTCACCAGCGCATTGCCGCGCGGGAAGCGCACCCTGCCCTCCTGCACCAAGGCCCGGAAAGCCTGGACCTTGGCCACCTTGTCGCCGATGTGAGGCAGGTACTCGTAGTTGGCGAACATGTTGTCCTCCTTCTGCAGGAGGCGCCGGACCGGCTTGACCGCATTCTCCTGGCCACCGACCTCGCCGAACCACCACAAGGGCTTGTGCTGCTTGATCAGCGACAGCTGGGCCGCGACGCTCTTGTCCAGCTCCACCTGCTGCGCCCACCAATCCACGATCCACAGCACGCTGAGGCCGTCGGGCCTGGAACTGCCATCGTCCAGCCCGACCACGCCATGCTCGGTGTAGTCAGGCTCGGACTTCTTCTCCAGGTCCCGCTCGGTGACCGCGAAGTCGCTGGCGCCGTACTTCTTCAGCCGCGCCGGCAGATCCTCCGGGTCATACCAGAGGTCATCGAAGTCGCTCATGTTGAACTGGTTGCCCGATTCCGCCTTGGGCCGGCCCTGGTACAGGCTGGCCCAGGTGCGCGCCTTGGCCTTGTACTGCGCCCAGTGTTCGGGCGAGAACCACTCCGGCCACAGGTACTCGCCGATCTTGCGGCCCAGCGGGTCGTCGGCGCGGTCTGCCTGCGCCGGGATGCAAAGCACCTCCCACACCTGGCCGTCTCGGCACTGGATCGGGCCGGACTCGCCGTCCCAGTCCTCGGGAAGGATCGAACCGGCCAGGTCTTCGGGGTGCCACCGGGTCTGGATCAGGATGATGGAAGCGCCTGGCTTCAGGCGGGTCAGCAGGTCGTCGTCGTAGGCCGCGCGGGTGCTGGCCTGGATGGTCGGGCTGTCAGCCTCAGCACGGCCGGCCACCGGGTCATCGATGATCAGGGCATCGGCACGGGCTGAGGTCACACCGCCCAAGATGCCGGCGGCCAGCAGGCCCGAGTCGTTGGTCAGTTCCCACTCGTCCACCGCTGCGCTGCCATCGCGCAGCATGGTCGGCCGCTCCCAGATAGAGGCGTACTCGGGACTGGCGCAGATGGCGCGGCAGCGCTTGGACGATCGGTAGGCCGGCTTGGCCGCGTAGCTGGTGCTGATCACCTTGAAGCCTGGCCACTTGCCCATGGCCCACGGCGGCGCGACGACGCCGCCGTAGGTGGACTTGGCCGAGCCAGGCGGCATGAACACCATGAGCCGACCCATGGGCTTGCGCAGGCACTCCTCTACCTTGTCCAGCAGCAGCTCGTGGTGCTGTGCCAGCGGCAGGCGCTCGGCATCGCCGCACACCCAGCTGCTGGGATCATCGTCCACCGGGGCGCCAGGGATCGGGATGGAGAGCGCAAACGCCTTCAGCGACTCGCGGGATCGGCGACGCCGCAGCAATTCAGCAGCGGCAGCCTCCCTGGTGATGCGCGGGGCGTTCTCAGCCATCTTGCGCATCGCCACCAGCGGCAATCGCCAGCAGCTGCGCATCGGTCAGGTCGAACCGGTGCTGCATGTGCAGCGGGTTGTCCTTATCGCCCTTCACGGTCACCGAATCTCCGTACAGGCGCGGCAGAAGCTTGGACGCGACCCACTTGCGGGCATCGATCCGGACGCGCTTGTCCTGCGGGTCAAGGGTCTTGTCATCCGCAATATCGATCAGTTCCTCGGCGAAAGCCTCGCCACGGATCTCGCACGCGCGCGCGTATTGGCCGTGAAACGTCTCGTTGCGCAGCAGCCACGCGTCGATAGTGCTGCGGCTGGGCATCCCCTCCATCTCGGAGATCTGCCGCTTGCTCTTGCCCTGGGCGATCAGCTCGCACACCCGCTCACCGAGAATGGGCGTATAGGTGCTCGGCCGCCCACCAGCCGACTTGCCCGGCTTCTTGGCCGTGCTGGCCTTGGGCTGCTTACCGGCCATGTGTCGCCCCTGCGATCGACATGGGCTTGCTGCGGAAAGTTACCAGACCAGCTGCGCGCGCATCCTTGAACACGCGCACGGGCTCCGGCACCTCGCTTCCCGGAATCCAGAAGTAGTAGGCCTCATCTAGGCCTCCTTTGCCGTCATACCGAGCCACCTTCTTGACCTCATACCGCTCTGGGGCCTGAGTGACTTCGACAACATCGGATCCGCGACAGATCTTGACCCTCTCTCCGGCCTTGGGCCGACGGGGCATCATCTTGGCGACGGCCCCTGATGTGCTGAGCATCTCGCCAGCCCAGCTGCCGCCGTATGCGATGCCGCGGATCATCCTGCCACCTCCGCCTGCAGCCGCACCTGTCCCTGCCGGGTGATGCCGAAGCGCTCGCCCTGCTCCTGCGCGTAGCCGTGGCTCACCAGCGAGTCGAGCAGCGAGTCGCCGCCGCGATGGTGGTTGCGCCACTCCTGCCGGGTCAGGCTGAATTCGCTGGCCAGGTGCTGCAGGCCCTGCGTGATCGGGTCCAGGCTCACGGCAGGGCCTCCTCGGTCCCACGGGCGATGAGTGACACGGCTCCGGGCTGCACCCCTTCCCCGCCGCCGCAACGCGGCAACCCGCTCCCTCGGCGCTGGCTGTTACCCACCTGCCAGCTGGGGCTACCGATACATCCCTCGGTAGACGGGCGCATGTACGCGGTCACGCGGCGCGCCCAGACAGGTCGAACAGGTCGAGCTGCACGGGCATGGGCCGCTTCCGTGGCGCCGGCGTGGCGATGCCCAGATGCTCCAGCATGTCCTCCAGCACGTTCGCTGCGGCCTCGGCGGTCACACGGGGGAAGCTGTACTTGCCCACCAACCACGGCCAGTACGGAGACTTCTCGCCCTTGCGGGCCATCTCCACGGCCACCGGCTTGTCCTCGGCCAGGACGAACGCCTGCGAGGTCTCCGGGTTGATCAGTAGGTAGCTGGCTACCGTGCATCCGCGTTGGTTCTCTGCGATTCGTGGAAGGATGGCGTTCAGGGCATCTGCCGGGTTGGTCGGGTCGACCACGCAGACCACGCGCGGCTTCCAGACCTGCCGGAACGGAACACCCTCAGTTGTACCGGTGCGGCGCGGAGCTTCAACGGATGCGGCCATGTTTCGACCTCCGGTGCGGGGTTGGGATACCTGGCTCATGGGCGTGCCTTCCTGCGGTTGATCTCGCGGCGCATCAACTGTGCTTCGGTCTTGAATGCGCGGGCCTCGTGCAGCACCTCGCGCACGTCGTAGCCCTGCCGGTGCAGGCTGAAGATCTCGTCGGCCAAGGCGTGGTCCAGCCGGGCGACGATCTCCAGCTCCGGTGTCGTGTACTGGCTGAAGGTCGGATTCACGCGACCCTCCGGCAGTTCTCCGGCGTTATCCCGGCCACGGTCACGGCCACGCCGAGGGCAGCCCACGCGTGCGACTTGACGCCATAGGTCGCCCCCGGCGCCTTCTTGGTGCCTTGCGGCCCGAGCAGGTCCAGCAGCGCCTGCCGGATGTTTGCGTCCTTCGCCTTGGCGTTGCCGCACAGGTGCAGCTTCACGTCACGGCGGTAGACGAGGCGAACAGCGTTGGGCTGGTGCCAGGCCTGAGCGAAGCGGCCGACCCACACGCAGGTCTCGAACACCTCGCGACCCACGGCCATCCCGTAGCTGGCGATCATCTCTATGGCCAGCGTGTCGCCCATGTGCAGCTCCCAACCCTGCAGCATTGCCAGCAGGGTCTGGTTGTCGTCCACGCCCACTTGCAGGATCTTTCCATCCAGCACCAGGCACCAGCCGCTCTCGATGGGACCGGGATCGACGGCCATAATCCTCATGCCGCGCTCCTCTGCCCCAGCCGCTGCAGGGTCACGTTCAAGGCGGCCAGCTCGTCCATCTTCATGACGGTCCACATGCGCTTCTGACCGTGAATCCCGTTGAAGCTGCCCTGGTGGCAGTCCTTGCAGAGCGCCACGGTGGTGAAGTGCTGGCCCTGGTTGATGTGGTGGGCGTCCGACGGCGCCGGGGCATCGCACACGCTGCAGGGCAGATGCTTCACGGCTTCCAGGTGCGCGCGCTCGGCTGCGGTGAAGGCCTTGGCATTCTTGGTCCTCACGCAACCCTCCTGCCCGGCGGCGCGAACTGCGCCAGGCGTTCCACAGCTCTGTCCGACCAGCGCACCCGGTCCGAGAACTCGGCGTGGATGAAGGTGAGGAAGTCGCCCATCTTCCGGCGGCTGTACTTGCTGGTCCGAGCGCCGAGCATCACCACGCCACCGCGCAGGCCTGGCGCCCACTCGGTCTCTTCCTCGAACGCTGCGGTAAGCACGTCCTTCCAGTCGTAGGGCGTGGCCTGCCTGGTGCTGCCGTCGCGGCGAGTGATCACCAGCGGCACCTGCTTGGCGATGTCGCTCAGCGCCGGCCACATCGCCGCGTTCTGGTCCAGCGTCCGCTTCGGCTCGTCCAGGGTGATCTGCACCGGGCCGCCCTTGATCCAGTCGTTGATGCCGCTCACGACGTGAGACAGCACCTGCGGCCAGTTGCGGTTGCCCTGCGGGTCGATCAGGTAGGTGCGCTTCATGCCGAGACCTCCGGCGCGCGGGTGTTCCAGGCAGTCCGCAACCGACGTTTCGCTGCGGCCACCGTCTCGGTCGGCAAGCCGCCGTTGTTCTTCGTTTCAGTGTCGATGGATGCGCCGCACCTGCACTCGACCGTAAGGCTGGTGTTGTATCCATTCCGCTCGTCACCGCTGCGCTCGCGCATCACCGGCCTCACGCCGCAGAACGGACACGGCTTCAATTCGATCTCGCTCATCCCCGCTTCCTCCTGATCTGCTCGTTTCGTTCGTCCCAGCCGGCCAGCCAAGCCCGGCGCAGCGCCAGCCCGTCCTCGCCCATGGCGTAGAGCGGGACCGAATTCCGGTCCTTGTGTGCGTCGCGCATCCACCGGCCGGTCTGGCGGGCGCGCTCCAGTTCGTATGCCGGGACCATCAGAACTCCCTCCCCAGGTCGGCGAAGCGCATGGTTTCGCTGAGGAAGACCACCTTCTTGAAGCCGGTCGGCCCGTGGCGGTTCTTCTCGATCAGGATCTCGGCGATGCCGCGGTCCTGCGTCTCGCGGTTGTAGACCTCGTCCCGGTATAGCATCAGGATCTGGTCGGCCTCGCGGGTCAGCTCGTCGCTGTTGGCCAGGTCGCCGGCGGTCGGACGCTTGTCCCCTACCCGCTGGTCGACGCCCTTCACCACCTGGGCCAGCGAGATGACCGGGATCTGCAGGTCACGGGCAAGGTTCTTCAGCCCACGCGCAACCTGCGAGACTTCGGTGGTGCGGTCGGCACGCGGCACGGTGATGCGCTGTGCGTAATCGATGAACAGACAGCCGATGCCGTGGGTGTGCTTCCACTTCCGGGCGATGCCGACGAGCTCGTCCAGGGTCACCGCCGAGCGATCGTAGATCCACATGTCGCGCTCGACGGCCGTCGCCATGCCCGCCTGCAGCAGAGCCCAGTCCTCGTCCTCCAGCTTTCCGGTGCGGAGCTGGGTCGCCGCCACTCGGGACACGGCAGACAGCCGGCGGAGCGCGAGCTGCACGGCTGGCTGTTCGGCGCTGATGACACCTGGGCGCATCTTGGCGTCCGCTGCGGCCTCGATCAGTCCACCCAAGAACGCCGTCTTGCCCATCGCCGGCCGGCCGCCGATGATCGTCAAGTCGCCGACGTGCCAGCCTCCGAGAATGTCGTCCAGAGCCGCCAGCCCGGTCGGGATGCCAGGCAGCGCACCGTCGGATGCGTGGTTGCGGGCAACCTCCCGCCACGCCTCCTGCAGCGCCTGCTTGCCGGTGTACTCGCACGCGGTCACCACGGCGTTGAGCGCCAGTAGCCGGCCAGCGGCCACGTCGACCG